CGCAACAGCGGCATCATCATCGGTACCATCGACCAGGAACTCAGCCGCTACGATGGCGTGGTCTATATGGGTACGCTGAACTTCGGCGGCTTCAAGCTGAACCTGATCTCCGTAGACGAAACCTACATCGACGGCAGCGGCGCGGAGCAGAAGTATTTCCCCGCCACCTCCGCCATGGTCACCGCCCCCGGCTGCGGCCATCTGATGTATGGCCAGATCACCCAGATCGACTACGGCTCCACCGAGTTCGCGTCCCATGCGGCAATCCGCGTTCCGAAGTTCTCTCTGAACCAGGAGGCGGACATCCGCAAGCTGCGTCTGGGCGCGCGTCCGCTGGCTGCTCCTCACAACTACTGCCCGTACATCTACGCGGCCGAAGTTGTGTCCTGACCCGGCGCGGAAAGGAGACTGCTATGACGAAAATTGAGATCATCTGCGGCACATACGGCTACAGGCCGGATGGCTCGAAGCACCCCATTCCCATCGACCGCGGCGGTATCTGCGAGGTCTCCGAAGAGGAGGCTCAGCGCCTTTTTGCCCTGCGTGTCGCCCGCCCCGCCGAGGAAACGCCCTCTCCCGCTGTTGCAACGCCCCCTGCGGGCGAGGACGGTAGCGGGGCTGGCGCTGACCCATCTAACAGCGGCGAGGGCGCAGAGGGCGCGGAAAGCGCCCATCTTGACCCCGAGCAGCTCAAAACGCTGACCAACGCCAAGCTCACGGAGCTGGCCAAGGAGATGGGTATTGACACCGCTAAGCTCAAGACCAAGGCGCAGCTGATCGCCGCCATTACGGATGTTCCGCTGGAGGACGCGATCGCCGAGGACGACGACGGCGTGGACGACGGCGAAGCGCCCCCTGTGCTGACGCCGGAGGCGCCTGTGGTATGAGCGGCTTCAAGGATATGGTCGCCCGCGACAACTTCGGCGTGTTCCTCAACTGCGACGAGTTCGCGGAAAAGCGCACCGTCAAGTACGACGGGGCGACCTACGAGGATATTCCCATCGTCCTCTCCGGCCTGAAGGAGAAGGACCGCCGCCAGCTGATGAGCGACCATGCCCAGGGGCTTTACATCGTTTCCTCCGTTCTCCACTGCGCCCTGTCCGATCTCGGCGGGGTGCAGCCGGAGCGGGGGCAGCGTATCAGGATCAACGACCAGGAGGGCGGCGGAGGCTTCTTCCGGGAGTTCTATGTCGCGTCCTCGGTCTGTGAGATGGGTATGCTGCGCGTGGAATTGGAGGCGGTGGACGAATGAGCTTTATCCGCGTCAACGAGGTCGGCGACGACAGCCTGGAGCGCGTGAACAAGCTGCTGCACAATATCCCCGGTGGCGTTTACAAAGCGGCGTTCTCCGCGTTGAGGCGCGCCGGAGATACAGCCAAGACCCGCGCCGGACAGTTCGCCGCCGCCGAGTACACCATCAACAAGGGTGAATTCATGCGGAGAGTTCACTCCAAGACCCACATCACAGGCGGTGCGGGAGGCGTGATGGGTATGAGCATCAGTTTCTCCGGCACCGTGCTCCCGCTGCTGACCTTCAACACCACATACAGCCGGGACGGCACCGTGCAGACACAGGTAATGCGCAACGGCGGAGCTGCGACGCTTCAACACGCATTCGTGGCCCGCATTTTCGGCCCGACTGCCGTTTTCGAGCGCGTCGGCTCTCCGCGCTTTCCTGTGGAGCAGAAGTTTGGTCCGTCTACCGGACACATGATGCGGAACGAAGAAGTCATCGAGAAGATGGACGAAACGATCCGCGACACCTACGAAAAGCGCGTTGAGCATGAAATCCTGCGCGTGCTGAACGGATGGGGAGGCTGATTTATGACAAGGATCATTCTGCTGGAACGCCTGCGGGCCTTTACCGAGGAGGTCACCGCCGACCTGATCATGCCGACCCGTTTGCAGAAGGGCGACACGGAGCAGAGCTTCCGCCCTGCAAAGGTCTACCTGACGCGCCTGCCGGACGGCACTTCCGCCACCAAGAAGGCTCCCTATGTGCTGCACCAGGTCATTACCGGCATGGATCAACAGCCACAAGGACAGCGTGTGACATCCAGCGCCAAGGTCCGGTCTATCTGCTGTGTCTATAACGATGACGAGCAGGAGGGCGGGCTGATGCTGCTGAATCTCATGGAACGGCTGCGCATTGCGATGCTTAGGCAGGTCGTGATCGGAGGGCAGTTTACCCTTGACCTGGAGGCGGGGCTTGAAACGATAGTCTATCCCGATGACACCGCCCCCTATTTCGTGGGGGAAATGATCTCCACATGGATGCTTCCCCCTGTGGAAAGAGAGGTTAACCTATGAGCGAAAAAATCATCGACACGGCGGCTCAGACCGCCGCACCAAAGACGGCAAAGAAAAAGCCTGCCGCGCCGAAGAAGGTCGCCGACACCGGCGGCTTCTGCGTCTATCTCGGTCCTACCATGATGGGCGTGATCCAGCGCGGCACCATCTATCGCGGCGGCCGGAAGGAAGTCCTTGACTCCCTTGCCCCGGTGATCGAGCAGCACCCGCTGATCGCGTCGCTGGTGGTGAGCGACGAAACGCTCCCCGCCGACCGCATCAAAGTCAAAACGCCTGGGAACCTGCTGTATGTGAATTATCACAAGCTGGCCAAGGGCATGAAGTAAGGAGGAAATTTCAATGAACCACGGCGTATATGTCTCTCAGCAGGCTACCAGCGTCAGCACCCCTGTCGTGGCGGAGTCCGGCGTCCCCTTCGTGGTCGGTCTGGCTCCTGTTCAGGCGGCGGATAAGCCTGCTGCCCCCGGCACCCCTGTTCTCTGCACCAGCTGGTCTGAGGCGGTGGAGAAGCTGGGCTACTCCGACGACTGGGCAACCTACACGCTCTGCGAATTCATGTATTCGCACTTCAAGCTGTTCGCCTGCCAGCCTGTCATTTTCTGCAATGTTCTGGATATCGCCACCGCAAAGGAGGCGTCTGCCGCGGCTGATGTTGCGGTGACGGAGCACAAGGTGAAGCTTCCCATCGCGGCCATCAACGATTCCACTCTGGTCATTAAGCCTGCCGGCGGTACCGGCTCTGCCTATGTGTCCGGCACCGACTATAACGCCTATTACAGCGGCGAGCATCTGGTAGTGGAGCTGCTGTCTACCGGCAGCGCCTATGATGCCGAGCAGGTAAACATCGCCTACAACAAGGTCAAGGCATCCACCGTCACCGCATCCGACATCGCCTCCGCGATGGAGAATGTGGAGCTGTGCCTGACCCTGCTGGGCATCGTCCCCGATCTGCTGTGCGCCCCCGGCTATTCTCAGCAGTCTACCGTGGCCGCTGCGATGACCGCCAAGGCAGGCAACATCAACGGCCTGTTCCGCGCCAAGGCGCTGATCGACATCGACTGCGGTGCTTCCGGCGCGCGTGCCTATTCCGATGTTCTCACCAAGAAGAACGCCGCCAACATCGCCGACGAGGACGAGATCGCCTTCTGGCCGATGGCGAAGCTGGGCGATTATAAGTTCCACCTGTCTACCCAGATGGCGGGGCTGATGGCGCAGATCGACACCGGCAACGGCGGCTGCCCCTACGAGTCTCCCTCCAATAAGGGGCTGCAGTGCGACGGCCTCTGCCTGGAGGACGGCACCGAGGTCAACCTGACGCTTGCGCAGGCCAACTACCTCAACGGCATCGGCGTGGATACTGCGCTGAACTTCATGAGCGGCTGGGTGGCGTGGGGCAACTACACCGCCTGCTATCCCTCCAACACCGATGTCAAGGATTACTTTATCCCGGTCAGCCGTATGTTCGGCTGGGTCGGCAACTCCCTCGTCAAGACCTTCTGGAGCAAGCTGGACAAGCCTATGACCCGCCGCCTGATCGACACCGTTCTCGATTCCGCCAACATCTGGCTCAACGGTCTGGTGGGTATGGGCTACCTTCTGGGCGCTCGCGTGGAGATGCTGGAGAACGAAAACCCGCTGACCAACCTCATGGCCGGCATCATCAAGCTCCATGTCTACATGACGCCGCCCTCTCCTGCTCAGGAGATCGACTTCGTGCTGGAGTATGACGCCAGCTATGTCACCAGCGCCCTGCAGGGCTAAAAGGAGGTTTGAATCATGGATCAGAGCATTATCAACTTCAAGGTCTACGAGGACTCTGTTGAATATGTCGGTATGGCACAGGCGACCCTGCCTGACCTGACCGCGCTGACGCAGTCCATCTCTGGCGCCGGCATCGCAGGCAATGTGGAGTCGGTCATTCTCGGCCACTTCGACGCGATGACGCTGGGCCTTAACTTCCGCACCGTCACCGATCAGAGCGTGAAGCTCTCCGAGCCTCGCCGTCACACCATCGACCTGCGCGTTGCGCAGCAGGACGAAGATGTCGTGGCAGGCAAGGTGGTCGTCCGCGCCGTCAAGCACATTCTTGTGGTCATTCCCAAGAGTGACAAGGGCGGCTCCGTCGCCCCCGCCGCGCCCTCCAACGGCTCCGGCGAGTACGCCGTCCGCTACTGGGCGACCTACATTGACGGCAAGAAGGTGCGTGAGGTCGACCAGCTCAACTTCATCTGCTATGTCAACGGCACCGACTACCTGGCCGACGTCCGCAAGGCGCTCGGCATGTAAGAGACCTGACAAAAGCCCGGGGCGGAACATCCGCTCCGGGCATCTTTTTGAGATTTGAAAGGAGTTATCACCATGGCTGATATCAACAAGACCGTTGTTCCCGCCGACGCTTTCTCCACCGTCGATCACGACGAGTACGCCGCCGCCGAGGCGCAGGCCAAGGAGAGCGTAGGCAACTACACCCTCAAGCTAAAAAAGCCCTTCACCTTCGAGGGGCAGACCTTTGACGAGCTGAACTTCGACTTTGAGGGGTTGACCGGCGATGACGCCCTTGCCATTGAGGACGAGCTTCAGGCCATCGGCAAGCCCACCATCTCGCCTACCTTCTCCGGCCAGTTCCTGGTGCGCATGGCGGCGCGAGCCTGCACCAACACCATCATTGACGCCAGCGGCCGTCCCCGCCGTATCGGCGACGACGCCCTGCGCGCCCTGCCCATCTTCGAGTTCAACCGCGTCAGAGGCAAGGCCCGCTCTTTTTTGCTGGCATCGGAGCTGTAACCGGCGACGGCGGCGTCTGGCTCCGCAGGCAATGTCTTACGATGGCGAAAAACAATCAGACCCCCGTTTCCTACTGGCTGTCGCTGCCCCTGCCGTCCCTGTGCAAGTGGATCAAAGTCAGCAACCAGCTTGTGAAGGAGGCGCGGGAGCGACGCAAGAATAAATAAATCTGAAAGGAGGGCCGTCTATGGCAGGCCGCAAAGAGTATGAGATGCTATTCCAGCTGAACGCGCAGCTTGGAGGCAGTTACAGCAAGACCTTCAAGGCCGCTCAGCAGGAAATTGTGTCCATGCAGAAGGAAATCCAGGCCCTCTCCAAGACACAGGCGGATATTTCCGCATTCCAAAAGCAGCAGGCAGCCGTGGAAGCGACACGGAAGCGGCTGGAAATGCTGCGGCAGCAATATGACAATATCCAGCGGGAGATGGAGGAGACCGGCAACGAGTCCGCCGACATGAAGAACAAGCTGCTGGCAAAGCAGCTTCAGATCGACAAGACCTCCGCCTCGCTGGAGAAGCAGACGGCAAAGCTGAACGAGCTGAGCGGGGCTTTGGAAGAGGCGGGCGTCAACACCGACGACCTCTCCCACAGCTCCGAGCAGCTTGCCGGCAAGATCGACACGCTGAAAAAGAAGCAGGGCGAGGCTGCCGATAAAGCTATGACCTTCGGCGACAAGGCGGGGCAGGCCTTTAATCAGGTACACGAGGCCATCGTGGCCGCAGGCATCGCCGTCGCCCTGAAAGAGATCTACGAATACTTCGCCAGCTGCGCGCAGGCGTCGATGGACTTTGAGAGCGCCATTACCGGCGTCGCCAAGACCACAGACCTCACAGACGAGGAACTGGCGGCAATGTCGGATTCCATCAAGGCGCTGTCCACGGAGATCCCCGCCACCACAGAGGAGATCGCGGCGGTAACCGAAGCCGCGGGACAGCTCGGCATCCAAAAGGACGCCCTGCTGGACTTCACCGAGGTCATGACCATGCTCGGCACTGCCACCAACATGACAGCTGACGAGGCAGCAACCGCCCTTGCGCGCTTCGCCAACATTACCGGCATGGCAACGGACAATTACGGACGGCTCGGCTCTGTCATCGTTGACCTTGGCAACAACTTCGCCACGACGGAATCCGAGATCGTGGCGATGGGTACGCGCCTGGCGTCGGCGGGTAAGCTGGCCGGGCTGACCGAGCCGGAGATCATGGCTCTGGCTGCGGCGATGTCCTCTGTCGGCATCGAAGCCGAGGCGGGCGGTACCGCCATGACCCAGACGCTCAACGCCATTGAAAAGGCCGTTGCAAAGGGCGGGGACGACCTCGCGGAGTTCGCCCGTATCGCGGGTATGTCCTCCGAAGAATTTTCTTCTGCGTGGAAGAACGACGCCATGAGCGCCCTGACTTCCTTCATCGGCGGGCTCGGCAAGCTGGACGAGCAGGGCGAGAGCACCGTCCTCGTACTGGAAGATCTGGGTCTGACCGGCATCCGGCAGAGCAATATGCTCAAAGCCCTGGGTCTTGCTGCAGACCAGATGACCGGCGCGGTGAACACTGCAAATACCGCCTGGCAGCAGAATACCGCCCTCACCAACGAGGCCAACAAGCGCTACGCCACCGCGCAGAGCCGGTTGACCATGATGCAGAACGCCTACAACAACCTCAAGGTAGCCATCGGCGACGCCTATACTCCCGCGCTCAGCGAGGCTTACGGCGTCGGCACGAAGGTCCTCAACAGCATTACGGCGTTCATTCAGAAGAACCCGGCGTTGGTCAATGCCATCACCGCCTTTGCAGGCGTGATCGGCGCGGTCGTCGCCGCGCTGGCTGCCTACACAGCGGCAATGAAGCTGGCCAGTATCGCATCTGCGGCGTTTGCCGCCACAACTGGAGTTGCCCTGGCCCCAATCCTTGCTGTCACTGCAGCCGTGGCCGGCGTGGTTGCGGTCGTTGCAGCCCTTGCTACCGCCGCGTCGAATGACGCCGTACCCAGTGTGAAGGAGCTGACCGAAGCCGCCCGAGGAATGCGGGAGGCGATGGACGAGGCCAAGGCCACCTATGACGATACTGTTACCTCCACCATGGCCGCTGCAGGCGTCGCAGACACCTACATCGGCAAGCTGGAGGAGATGGAGGCGGCGGGGCTCAATACCGACGAGCAGCACAGGCAGTATCACAACACCCTGGCTCTGCTCTGCCAGGTGGTACCGGAGCTGGCCGATTATATCGACCTCGAAACCGACACCATCAATGGCGGCACCGAAGCGCTCCGCGCCAACACCGAGGCGTGGAAGCAGAATGCCATGCAGCAGGCCTATCAGGATCAGCTCACCGAGCTGTACTCCCAGTATTCCGCCGTGCTGATCGAGGCAGAAGAAAACAGCATCGGACTCACCAAGGCGCAGTACAGTCTGGAGGCCGCCCAGCAGAAGCTGTCTGATACCTACGCGCAGATGGATGCGCTATGGGCAGACGCGCAGAAGCAGGCGGATGCCTATTACGACCAGTACGGCTATTACACCGATGCGACCGCTTTTCTCTCGCAGGAATACTACGACCTGCAAAACTCCATCTACGACACCAACAACGAGATATGGGCGGCTGAGAAGTCCATCAAAAATTACAACAAGGCGATGGAAGAGGACGCAGACGCCGTTTCCGAGGCTGAGGCGGAGATCGCCCTCGCGGAAGAGGCGGTCAAGAATCTGACCGCCTCCATGAACGAAGGCACTGGCGCGTCCGAGGAGGCTGCTGCACAGGTCAGCGAGTTCCAGGCTGCCATCTCCGGCGTGCAGGAAAAGATCAACGCCCTTGTGGAGTCCTACAACGAGGCGTACAGCGCGGCATACGAAAGCATATCCGGACAGTATCAGCTTTGGGACGAGGCCGCAAAGGTCGTTGCAACCAGCGCGGGCAGCATCAATTCTGCACTGGAGAGCCAGATCACCTACTGGCAGGACTACAACGCCAACCTGCAATCCCTGACTGACCGCAGCGCCGACATCGAGGGGCTGAGCGACATGATCGCCTCCTTTGCTGACGGCAGCTCCGACAGCGTGAACGCGATCGCCGGCATGGCAGGCGCCACCGACGAGCAGCTGGCCACGATGGTAGCCAACTGGAAGACTCTGCAGCAGGAGCAGCAGAACGCGGCGGGGAGCGTAGCCGACCTCAAGACCGACTTCACGGCCACCATGGACGAGCTGCAGACGGCGCTTGCTGAGGACATTGAAGCGATGGACCTTGGCGACGAGGCCAAGGCAAGCGCGCAGGCCACCATTCAGGGATTTATCGACGGAGCTGTCGGTATGCTGCCCCAGGTGACCGCTGCCTACAACCGCGTCGCCGCCGCAGCCAGAGCCGCACTGTCCGCGTCCGGCACCGGAACGGCCGGCAGCATTCCCGGCTACGCAGTTGGTACGCAGTCCGCCGCACCCGGCTTTGCCCTCGTTGGCGAAAACGGCCCGGAGCTGGTCTACTTCAACGGCGGCGAGCAGGTCATGACCGCCGAGGAGACCGCCGCCATGCGCGAGAGCATGGAGATCCAGGCCATCACCTTCGCCCCGCAGCTGCTGGAGGCACTGCACGCCATCCATGGCGACGGCGCGCTTTCGGCAGAGCCGGGCGCAGGCTCCGGCGCCGGATCGGTGGAGCTGCAGATCGTGTTTCAGATCAACGGCAGCGCATCGTCCGAGACGGTGGAAGCTCTGCGCGAGTATGGAGACGAGTTCGCCGAGCGCGTCCTTGAAGTCATGGAGGAGGCCGGCATCGACACCGCAAGGAGGGCCTACAAATGAGTAAGACCTACACCACCATTCAGGGCGATATGTGGGACAGCGTCGCCTTCTCCCAGCTGGGGAGCGACGCGTACACCGACCGGCTGATGAATCTCAATCCGCAGTATCTCGGGTACTACACCTTTCCGGCCGGGATCGTGCTGAAGCTGCCCGACCCTGCTGAGGATGTCGGCGATGCCCTGCCCCCGTGGAAGCAGGTGGTCGGATGAGCAGCCCGAATCAGGCGCGTCGCGTCACGGCGCAGATATTTTTCCAGGGCGCGGACATCACCGGCAGTATGCGCCCCTATTTCCTGTCGGCCACCTACACCGACAAGGAGGCGGACGGTACCGACGATCTGCAGCTGAAGCTTCAGGACCGCGATGATATATGGCTCAAAAAGTGGCTGGCCGATGCCATCGACGCAGCAGCCTCCGCAGGGAGCCTGTCCGCGTCCTCCAAGGCCAAGACCGATGGCGCGGCAAAGTCCTACAAGGTCACCGCCAAAAGCGGCTTGAATGTCCGCTCTGGCCCCAGCACCAGCTACGGCAAATACGGTGCTCTGGTCTGCGGCGCGGAGCTGCAGGTCGAGGGCATCGAAGACGGCTGGGCGAAGGTCAGCTATAACGGCAAAACCGCCTATGTCAGCGCATCGTACATCAAGGAATCCGGCGGCGGGGGCGGCGATGCTTCTGCCGCCGCTCCTGCCTCTGCTTCCGGCGCCGGCTTCAAGATCAGCGCCGTGTTCGTTCGAGAGAACTGGACGGGCGGCGGCAGGGATAAGGTGCTGGACTGCGGACAGTTTGAGCTGGACAGCGTTGACGCCTCCGGCCCGCCGAACACCATCACCATCAAGGCGACGGCTCTTCCGTACAGCGCACAGATCCGCCAGACGGAGAAATCCAAGGCATGGGAGGCCTACACGCTTTCCGGCATCGCAAACGAGATGGCCGCCGCCAACGGAATGACCTGTATGTTCCTCGCCAACAGCGACCCGTCCTATGGCCGCGTGGAGCAGTACAAGCAGAGCGACATCGCCTTTCTCTCCAAGCTGTGCCACGAGGCGGGCATCTCTTTGAAAGCCACCAATAACCTGATCGTACTTTTCGACCAGGAGGATTACGAGAAGAAATCCCCCGTGCTGACCATCGTCCGCGGCAGCGGCAGCTACACCAAGCACAAGCTGAACGCGGGAACGGCCGGAACGCAGTACGCTTCCTGCCGCGTCAGCTACACGGACCCCGGCACAGGAAAGTGCATCGAGGCCACCGTCAAGGTCGAGGACTACAACGACAAGGCCAAGAACAACCAGCAGCTGGAGATCACCGCGAAGGTGACAAGCGTGGCCGAGGCCAAGACCAAGGCTGAAAAATATCTCCGGCTGCACAACAAGTACGCAAAGACCGCGACCTTTACGCTGCCCGGCAATCCGGATATCGTGGCCGGCGTCACAGCCAAGCTCACCGGCTGGGGTGCGTGGGACGGGAAATACATTGTGGAGCAGGCTGCGCACTCGGTCGGCTCGTCCGGCTATACCACGCAGGTCAAGCTGCGCAAGACATTGGAGGGATATTGATGGACGAACTGCAGAATATCCTTTCGAGGCTCGTTCAGACCGGCACGGTAACGGCCGTCGACAGCGCAAAGCGCAGGGCTCGTGTCAAGTTCAAGGACACAGGCATCATTTCGGACTGGCTCTATGTGCTCCAGCACTACGGAGCGAATTTCTACATAAAGCCGGACGCAAAGCACACGCATGAGATCACGGACACCTTCACCGGCGGCGGCACAGCCAGCGAATTCCCCGACCACGACCACCTGCCCGGCTCGCATCTGACCTACTGGATGCCGAAGGTGAATGACCGCGTCCTCTGCCTATACCTTCCGGTATTCAACGGGGACGGTTTTGTGTTAGGAGGTTTTTGAGTATGGGAATGGTCGGCTGTCTGGGCGACATCGTTTTTACGGTGTCTGACCGCACGATCGAAACGATCAATAATGTCACCTGGTCTGGGTCGGCCCGGTACGCGACCCATCAGCGGCACGGCACACACGCCCTTACGGAGTTCACCGGCCTTGACCCCGACAAGATGACCTTCGACATCGTTCTCTCCGCTTACCTCGGCGTTGATCCTATCGCTGAGGTCGTGAAGCTGTGGAACTATGAGCGCGGCGGCATCGCCGTCCCGCTGGTGATCGGCAACAAGGGCTACGGGAAATATCGCTGGTCCGTGCTTGATCACAAGATGAAGATGAAAACCTATGACGGACGCGGCAACGTCACCAGCGCCACCGTGTCCGTCAGCCTGCAAGAGTATCTGAGGGGGTAAAGCTGCCATGAGCTACAAGGTGACCGCATCTGACATCGGCGCGGTGCAGCTCAACGAGACTGACACCGTCCGCTCCGTCTTGCAGAATATCGCCATTATCCTTTCCACGCGGCAGGGGACCTGTCCGTTGTATCGCGGCTTCGGTCTTCCTCAGAAGTTCGTGGATAAGCCTCTGCCGGTAGCTATGCCTATGATGTATTCCGAGGTCAAAGAGGCAGTGGAAGAATATGAGCCCCGCGCCGAGGTGGTGAATGTGACCTTTGCGGCCGACAGAAACGCCCCGGGCAGGCTGATCCCTACCGTGGAGGTGAACATCATCAATGAGTGAGAGAAATACGGGATATCAGTTCGTTTCTACCGACACCGAAGCGGTGGAATCGCTGCTGATCTCCATTTACGAAAAAATCACCGGCGTCAGCGTGAAGCCTGCCAGCCCCGAAAAACTGTTTATCCAGTTCGTGGCCGCCGTGGTGATCCAGGAGCGCGGGCTGAACAATTACACAGGTAATCAGAATATCCCAAGCCGCGCGGAAGGGGAAAACCTGGACGCGCTGGCCGAGCTGTTCTATGTCACGCAGCGCCCGGCGGCGCAGGCTGCGGTCTGCACCGAGCGCTTTCATATCTCCGAGGCACAGACCACGGCGATCCTCATTCCTGCCGGTACGCGCGTCACCGACGCCAGCGGTACGCTGACATGGGAGACGGTCGCGGATGCCTATGTGTCCATCGGCGAGACCTATGCCGATGTGCAGATCCGCTGCCAGACTGTTGGCGCGGTCGGCAACGGCTACGCAGCAGGACAGATCAACACCTTCGTTGACCTGTTCGACTACTGTGAGCGCTGCGAAAACCTCACCGCCAGCGATGACGGCGCAGACCAGGCCACTGACGACGAGTTCTATGAGCTGATGCGCGCCAGTCAGGACGCTTACAGCTGCGCCGGGGCCAAGGGCGGGTATATCTACTTTGCCAAGCAGGTCAGCACCAAGATCGCCGACGTGGTGGCGAACAGCCCCAGCGACGGAGCTGTGGACCTCTATGTCCTCATGGACGACGGCACCATCGCTACCACGGAGATCAAGAATGCTGTCCTCGCCGCCTGCAACGATGACACGGTGCGGCCGCTGACGGACAAGGTCTCTGTCAAGGATCCGCAGAAGGTGAGCTACAATATCACCTTCACCTACTATGTGCCGAAGGACAGCTCCCTCAGCTCCACAGAGATCAAGGCTGCGGTCGACAAGGCCGTGGCTGAGTTCGTCGCGTGGCAGTGCGGGAAGCTGGGGCGCGACATCAACCCCTCCGTGCTGATCGGAAAGCTCATGCAGACCGGCATCAAGCGCGTGGCGCTGACCAGCCCGGTCTTTACCACGCTGCGGGACGGCTCCGACGACACGACGCCGCAGGTTGCGTCGGTCGGGACCATCACGACCACGAATGGGGGCTACGAGGATGAATAAGGCGCACGGCATCACGAAGGAAAACCTGCTGGCCTCCTTGCCGGCAGTCCTTGCCAATGACGACAATATGGCAGCGCTTGCCTCTGCCGTTGCCGAGGTGCTGGCTGCCCGCGTAGGCGAGATCGAGCGCGTGTCGATCTACTCACAGATCGACCGGCTCCCGAATGAGCTGCTGGACATTCTGGCGAACGACTTCAAGGTTGACTGGTGGGACGCCAACTACACCCTGGAGGAAAAGCGCCGGACGCTGAAAGACTCATGGAATGTTCACCGCAGGCTCGGCACCAAGGCGGCGGTCGTGCTGGCGATCTCCGCCATCTACCCCGATACGCAGGTCAGCGAATGGTGGGAATACGGCGGCAAGCCGTACCACTTCAAGCTGCTGATCGACGCCACCTATGAGAATGTCGATCCCGTCAGACATCAGCGCGTGATCGACCGCGTTGACTTTTACAAGAATCTGCGCTCGGTGCTGGACGAGGTAGAATACTACGACGCCGGAGGACTGGCAACAGAGTATTTCGGCGCGGCCTGCATCGGCTGCGAGTTGGTCGACAGCGCGGCCGCCATTCGATACTGACACGGAGGTGTTTTACTATGGCAACATGGAACGGCGTCATCACCAACGCCGGCAACAGCCTGCTCAATGAGTGGGTGAATGAAAAGACCCTGAACTTCGACAGCGCGGCTGCGGGGCAGGGCACCGTCGCGGCGGCGGCAATGATGGCACAGACCGCCCTCGTCAACGAAAAGCAGACCGCGAGCCTGCTGGGCGGCGAGAGGGTATCTTCCGGCATTCGCCTGAAGCTCCGCATCGCTGCGCCGAATACGGCCTATACGCTGAATCAGTTCCGCGTATCTGCAAGCGTGGACGGAGGAGCGTCCGCCATGATCGCCTTGTTCCAGCTGGAGCAGGGCGTTCCCATTCCCAGCAAGACGGAATCGCCGGATTTCGTCTACACCTTTTACGCGCTGATCTCCTGCTCGAACACCGGCACATGGACGGTGACGGTCGACACCAGCGCCTGCGTCACACAGAGCGATATGTCCGCCGCCATCACTGAGGCGGTAAAGACCAAGCAGGACAAGATCATGGTCAAGGGTCTGCTGCTGGGCGACGGGAACGGGAATATCTCTGCGGCAGTCGCCGGAAAGGACTACGGTTATCCACTTGCAACAGGCTCAGGAGCGCCGACAGACACGACCGAGGGTACCGCAGGGCAGCACTACTATGACAGCGCTACGGGCAAGGAATACGTCTGCAACGGCAAGGACAGCAGCGGCAAGTATCAGTGGAAGCTGTCCGGCGCCAGCGACGCGGCCGATCTGACCTATAACGGTGAATCGCTCGACACCTTTCTTGACGGCGTTTCCGGCGACCTCGAAACGCTCTCTAAGGGGCTGGACGGAAGCAAGCCACTCACCGGCAAGACCGATCCGACCTCCAGCACGAAGGGCTCGGTCGGTCAGTCGTATCTGAACACAGACACCATGCAGACCTTCTACTGCACGGCAGCCAACGATCAGACCGGCGTATATACATGGGAAAAGCCCAAGGGCGGCGGCGTGGCTCCACAGCTGGAGGTCTCTGTTGCCACCGGATCGGCTATCACCTGTACGAACGGCGAGACTACGCTGACCGGCACCAGCGTCGGCGGTAAATGCGTTTTTGATCTCCCCGGCTACGGTACATGGTCGCTGTATGCCACGCTGAACGGGCAGACCACCGCCACCGAGACCGTGGTCGTGGATCAGGTCAAGCAGTACGCGGTGACGCTGAGCTACTTTGCGGCTACGCTGACCGTAACGGCGGAATCCGGCGCTGTCGTGACCGCCACGCTTGGCACGAAGCAGTATACCGGCACCTGCGGCAGCAACGGCAAGTGTGCGCTGACCGTCAACTATGCCGGTACCTATTCCGTGACGGCCACCAAGAGCGGGGTATCCTCGTCCACGGCGTCTGCGGCGGTGTCGACCTCCGGCGGCAGTTACACCACAACGGTGAAGTTCTGCACCCTCACCGTCACCATCGACAGCGGCTCTGCGGTCAAGGCGGTCAACGGCTCCACCACGCTCACGGCCACCAGCAGCGGAACGGCAAAGTTCTACCTGCCGAACACCGGCACGTGGAGCGTCACCGCCACCAAGAACGGCGAGACGGCCACCGGCAGCGTAGCTTGCAGCTCCTACACCGGCTATACGCTGGAGCTGTCCTATGTCAAGGTCTTCGGCGTTTGCTGGAATTACAATGCGCAGTCGACGGCGCTGACGCGGCTGAAGAAGGCCACCGATCCGAACGGACTGGTCAATGTCGACATCACCACGAATCCCGCGCCTGCGGTCGGTACCGGCGCCGGCAGCTCTCCCTTCGACAACTATCTCCCGTGGAGCGGCATGGACGAGTACAACATCATCAACAATGCCGTAAGCTACAAGAAGGGGCAGAGCGGCTTCTCTCGAAGCAGCTACGATACCGTCGTCTTCATCCCCGAGTATTACTTCCGTATTATCGACGATGCCGCCAACAAGAAACGGTACTTCTACATCGCGGATAAGGCCAAGAGCGGCTTCACCAAGCACCCCGGCTCCGGCAAGTATGTCGGCCGCTACAACACGATCTCCGGCCATTATTCCAAGACCGGCGCTGCGCCGCTGGTCAACCTGACCCGCGCATCGGCTCGTTCCGGTGCCAGAGGAAAGGGTAGTAAGTGGAGCGAGTATGACTTCGCGTCTTGGTGCGCGGTCTGGCTGCTCTATTTGGTGGAGTTTTCCGACTGGGACAGCCAGAGCAAAATCGGGCGCGGCTATGTCGACGGCAACAGCTCTGCCATTTCTTCCGGCGGCACGGACAGCATGACTTACCATACCGGACGCGCAGCTGGGACGAACGGAAAGACCGCCGTCCAGTACCGGCACATCGAGAATCCCTACGGCAATGTCTTCGAGTTTATCGACGGGATCAACTTCTTCGACGGAACGGTATATGTCTGCCTGAACCCTGCGAGCTATGCAGATGACACCGCGGCCAACTATACGAACATCGGCTCCAAGATACAGAGCGATGGGTACATCACGGCCATCGGCGTATCGTCGGCCATGCCCTGGGCGTTCTATCCTACGGCGGTCGGCGGCAGCGAGACGACCTACATTCCGGACTACGCCTACTACAACTCTGGCTGGCGTGTCCTCCAAGTGGGTGGCCACTGGTTCAATGGCGGCTATGCCGGCCTTTTCTACTTCTACGCGGACGGCACCTCGTCGAACGCGGCCTCGGGCGTCGGCGCGCGACTCCTTTTCCACCCCTAATGGGGGACCGGGGGCCGCAGCCCCCGGAGCTTTCCCGCCTGCACCAGCTGGCGGCATAAGCGCAAGCCCAAAAGCTGAATGGGGTACGGGGCGAAGCCCCGTCGACACGATTTTTGAAAATAACGTATTCTGTTATTTTCTCCCGTTTTTCCGTATGCGTGGCAGGCCGGAGGTATAATTATCTCCGGGACTGTCTGCGCCATGCGCCGAGGGCTTGATTTCTACGCCAACTACAACTCTGGCTGGCGTGTCCTCTTTGTGGGTGGCAACTGGAACAATGGCGGCAATGCCGGCCTTTTCTACTTCAACGCGAACAACACCTCGTCGAACACGAACTCGAACGTCGGCGCGCGACTACTTGTTTTTCTTTTGACTGGCGCAGGCTTTCCCTCACCGCTTGGTGAAAATATTGCCGCATAGGACGGGGTTTAGTAGGCTTCGGCTCGAATAACCTCGCAGGCAAACAAGGACGGAGGGAAAATCCTATGCCGAAACGAGTCGGCTATCTCTACGACAAGATGGTTGACCGGGGCTTCATTCGTGCTGTCATTCAGGAGGCGGCAAAGGGGCGCCGGAGTCGTAAAGACATCGCCCCTGTGTTGGCAGACCTGGACGGGTATGTCGAAAAGACCTATGAGCTGGTCGCAACCGAGAGCTTTGTACCGTCCGAGCCGAAGATCCGCGAGATCTATGATGAGAGCAGCGAGAAGCACCGTAAGATCAAGATGGTCCCATTCTGGCCGGACGGCGTGATCCAATGGATGCTTGTGACGGCTATGAAGCCGGTGCTTATGCGCGGGATGCACCCGTGGTCCTGTGCGTCCATTCCGGGACGCGGCGGGAAGCATATCTACAAGAAAATCCGCAGCGCGCTTCGCAACGACCCAAAGGGGACGAAATACGCTGCGGAGCTGGACGTCGCGCAGTATTACCCCAGCATCTCCGGCAAGCGGCTGATCTGGGCTCTTGCGCGGAAAATCAAGGACAAGCGCTTTCTGCGGACGGTCTATTCCATCATCGAATCCTGCGGCGGCGGGCTGGCTATCGGGTATTATATCTGCCAATGGCTGGCAAACTTCTACCTGGAGTCTCTGGACCAGTACATCATGACGCTGCCGGGCGTGAAGTATATGACCCGCTACATGGACAACATCACCCTGCTCGGGCCGAATAAGAAGCAGCTGCACAAGGCGCGGAAGCTGATCGCCGCGTTCATGCAGCAGCGGCTCGGCCTGTCCATGAAAGCGAACTGGCAGATCTATCCCACGGCAAAGCGCATGGTGAGCGCGGTCGGCTACCGCTTTTCCCGCACTCATGTCATTCTGCGCAAGCGGAATTTCCTGCGCTTCACCCGGCAATGCCGCCGCGTCAAAAAGCGGCTTGACGCCGGAAAGCCTATCATGTTCGCCCAGGCCTCCGGGCTACTGAGCCGCGCCGGGCAACTGAAGCACTGCAATAGCCATACAATTCGGGTGAAGTATATTGACCCGATTGGAGTAAAACATCTGAAGGAGGTCGTGCGAAATGAGAGTAAGAGGCGACAACGCGCCCAGCAACGCTTTCTCGCTGGAGGAACAGCCTAATAAGCCGGGGGTAGCCCTGGTGCGCTTCTATGAGAACGCCGAGCCGTTTGAGGAAAAGCGTGACGAGCTGACCATCAGCGGGTGGGTGTACGACGAATATCACCTGGAGCTGAATATGTACGACGGCCTGAGTGAAGACATCCTCGGCAACTATGCCGGTTATCTGGCGCAAGCCAAGCTGCACGAGGCGGAGGGTAAGACGATCCCCTCCCTGCAGCAGCAGGTAGCCGACCTGGAGACCGACAAGGCGGCATTGACGGAAAAGGTGACGAGCCTTGAGGGGCAGGTCACCGATACGCAGATGGCGCTATGCGATGTCTACGAACAGATCGTCGCCGTGACATCTACAACAGGAGGCGCGTAACTGATGGCGAGCAATTACATGGTGAAGGTCTACGCAGACCTGATCCGCAAAGGAAAAAAGACGATTGAGGAAGTTCCCGACCAGCTGCGAGCAGCCGTCCGGGAAATCCTCGAAAATAGCAAGAATGGAGCTGAGGGCTTATGAAAAGCCTTCGGCTCCTTCTTTTATACATTCTGATGGGAAAGGAGGTAGCAGTTATGGCAGTTGTCTACGCGACCCTGATCGTCAAGGGCAAGAAGACCATCGACCAGGTTCCGAGCCTGATTCGGAAGCAGGTCGAGGAGATCCTGGCAGATCTCGAAGTCACCGTCTGACCACGGCATTGATACGGAGGGCAGCTCCTTTACGGGGGCTGCCCTTCTTATCACGCGCAGAGGAGGATTGAGAGATGACGCTCAAGGAGATTTTGTTTGGTGGGGGAAGTGCGCTGTTTGTGCTGCTGACGCTGCTCCAGCTCGCCCCCATCAAAATCAATCCGTGGTCTGCAATAGCAAAGGCTTTCGGGCGCGCTATCAACAGCGAGGTCTTGGAGAAGGTCGGAAAGCTCGAAAGCGAGCTGCAGTGCGTTCGGTCTGGCATGGCCGAGGAAAAGGCCGTCAACTGCCGGGCGCGCATTCTACGCTTCGGCGATGAATGTCTCCACGGCGAGCGCCACACAAAAGATCATTTCGACCAAACGCTCCGGGACATCGCCGCCTATGAACGATACTGCGAGGATCACCCGGAGTTTGAAAACAATGTAACAGAGCTGACCAGTGACCGGATCAAGACGATATATCGCCGGTGCTTGGACAGCAACGACTTTTTGTAGTAAGGAGGACGCACAATGAACGTGCTGGATATGACGATCATCCGCCTGGCCGCAGGGCTTGTGCTGCTGATCGCCGCGAACATTGCCCTCGGTTCCATCAATGCCATCATTGATGGGGAATGGGATCAGACGAAGTTCCGCAACGGCTGCATCAAGAGTGCAGTTGTGGCAGCGGCGCTGGTCGCGGTCTACTTCGCCGGGTACCTCAACCCCGATCTGATGGTGGTGGAGGTCGATGGGCAGACCGTAAACCTGATGACAGCGGTATCGCTGGCTATGCTGGCAGCCTTTACCGCCTATGCCGTTGATGTACTGAAAAAGCTGAAAGATATGCTCTCTACCGCGACACCCGGGGCGGACGCGGCGCCTACTGCGCTGCCTTCCGGTGAGGGCAGGGAAGACCATACCACCCCCGAGGAGGAATGACCTATGAGCAATAGCCCTCTTGTCAGCTACACAAAGCTCAGCCCGAATCACTCCGGGCAGAGGACCCGTAAGATCGACCGCATCACGCCACACTGCGTAGTGGGCCAGTGCAGCGTGGAGCGGCTGGGAGATATCTTCCTCCCTGCCTCCAGAGAGGCGAGCTGCAATTACGGAATCGGCGCAGACGGCCGCGTCGGTATGTATGTCGAGGAGAAAAACCGATCCTGGTGTTCCTCCAGCAATGCAAACGACCAGCGGGCGGTGACTATCGAATGTGCGTCCGATGGCGCAGAGCCGTACGCATTCCGCGATGTGGTCTATCAGTCCCTCATTACGCTTTGCGTCGACATCTGCAAACGCAACGGCAAGACCAAGCTGCTCTGGCTGGAGGATAAGGACAAGACGCTTGCCTACACCCCTGCACCGGACGAGATGGTGCTGACCGTACACCGCTGGTTTGCCAACAAAAGCTGCCCCGGGAACTGGATGTACGCCCGCATGGGCGACCTCGCCGAAAAGGTGACAGCCCAGCTTTCCGCAGGCATGGACGAGGAGGATGACGATATGGATATCAACAAATTCAAGGAGCTTTGGCGTGAGATGCGCAAGGAGCTTCAGGACAACGATGCTTCCGCCTACTCGGAGGAAGCGCGCAAATGGGCCGTGGATAACGGCATCATTCGCGGCGGCAACTCCGATGAGTTCAATGGAATGTGGGAGGACATGATGACCCGCGAACAGCTGGTGACCGTCCTCTACCGCTTCGCCCAGAAGTTTGGGCTGAGCTGATGGCAAGGCGCAAGCGCAGAGCCGCGAAGAAGCGCAAGGTCGAATGGAGCAAGGTCGTGTGCCTGCTGGCGATGCTGGCCGGTCTGCTGATCGTTCAGGAATGCCTGTTCCTCATGTATCTGTGCATCAAAAGCGGCTACACCGCCGCCGCTGCATGGCTTACCGCCGCCACCGGCGTTGGTGAGGCGATCATCATCGCCGGAGCAAACGGCTACCTCTCGCTTGCGAAGTCCGACCACAAGCGTGGCGGGATCACCTTTGAGGCGGCCAAGGCAAACAACTTCCGGACCGACACGGAGGACGACGGCAGCATCGACAGCCCCGCCATCTGAATACCGCCCACACAATGAAAGCCCCCTCGCAGGATTTTACCGTCCTGTCGAGGGGGCTTTTTCTATTTTCCGGCGCTTTCGCGTTTACGGGGCGCTGTGGCGCTTTTCGTGGCTTGGGTGTGCGTCTACCCTCCTGCGATGCAAAGGGCGTGTTGCAACTCGCCTACGGCGGCGAGAGAGGCTTTTTATTCGTCCTCCGTCCTTTCTCGTTTGCCGAATGCACAGAAATGATCTCCAAAGACCAGCAATCCGTGAACTTGACCGCAAGAGTATTTGTTCGCCCATGCCGCCCATGTTGCATAGCAGCAACTTTCGCATCGTACCACGGGAACGGCGTCAATGGTTTGTGCGTCCCTGATAGATTCAAGTACCTCTGCCGCATCTGTGTTATACGGTTCTGGGCTTGCAATCGTCCACTGCTTTTCCAGCTTGTCGGCATCAATTAGCCGCACCGTCCACACCTCCGTCCATCATCGCCCCGCAGTTGTAACAGAACCGAAACGCGGGTCTGTCATCAGGGTCGTCGTAATCGTCCGGTAATTCTTCCTTACAATGAGAGCATCTCCAACCCCATTCTCTTTCATACCCCGTAGATGGCGTCCCTGTTTCTTCATCAAACCATTCCCACCGCCCATGCACCACGGGGGCCACATCGGCGGCGGGCTGTGCTTTGACAAAAGCTCTTATATTCTCGTCAAGCATACCAAATTTGTTCGTGCCGTGGCAATCAATGCGAAGCAGTAACGCTTCACGTTCAATGTATTCAGGCATCAATTTCACCCTCCTCCATTTTTGCGCCGCAATGAGGACAGTACAGAGAGACAGCCTCCGGTTCGTCCCACTCCCAGCCGCAGGCGGAGCAACGGTTATAACCGTAGTCGTCCTCGATCCATTCTCCATGTGTCACCGGAGCGACATCAGCGGCGGGGGTAGCGGCAACAATTTCCATGGCTACCGCCCCATCTGAGCCGCTTTCCCACTTCGTTTCCATCACCTTTTTCACCACAACGCTCCGATCAATGTAATCCATCGTCAGCCCTCCTCAAAAATCCCATGTGTCCCGCTTTGGGACAAACTCAATGATCGTTCCATCCGGCACAGGGTCGCAGGGCTCGCCATCAAAGGCGTTGCCCTGCTTCGTGCAGATGTCGGCCGGTCTGCTCCGGCGCGGGTCGACATCGACATAGAGCCGACCGTCGCACTCGTAGACGGGGCGACCCCAGCTGTCGCGGCCTCTGTGTTCCAGCCGCAACACTGGCGCGGCGCAGAACTCCTCGTAGCTCATGTGGCCCTCCCCTTTCATCGCGGCACTGGCAGCGGCCAGTTCCTCGGGCGTCCAAGATTTACTCACAGGTATTGTCTCCCTTCTTCATCGTCCACGGTGAAATGATAGCCCTCGGTCAAAAGCACAGTCCCTTTGATTGGCGCGTGGATCATGACGGTACGGCGACCGATGTAATCCGCTGGAATTTCACCGCGCTCGACCATATCCCGAAAGTACGGGCAATCATTCCAGCGGTCGGTGTACTGCTCACGCGCCCACGCTGCGGCGGAGTAGTGCCGCCTCATGCGCCAGTTCTCCGGCGCGGAGACGATAGCCCATGCGGTCAGCGGCCGCCGATCCCCCGTCATGTCTTCCAGCGCCTCCACCGTGCCGCAGGCATCGCAGATATGGACCGTTGCCCTGCGGCTCAGTGCGTTGCGGGTGACGCTCTCCGCATCCATCGTCATCTTCCCGCAGCGGGGGCAGGCAAAATGCCCGCCCTGCTGCTTCTCTGCAAAACGCTCGATCAGTGTCTTGGCTTCGTTCTCGTTCATAGAAATCTCTCCTTTCTCAGAACTGTTTGATGATGTCCTGCGCGTTTTCGCCGTAGTAACCCTTAATCCATCTATCGGCAAGGATTTCAATGTCAGTGGTGCGCTCGTAGCGCACGTCAATCAACAGCGTTTGCGTTGATGTCTTAACCGTCATGTAGTAGCCCGTGCCGTAGTGCTTGTTGTCGGTGGGGGGAACGAGGGTAAATGTGAGACTTTCGGTAAAAGGCTCGCCCTCACAGGTTGTCCCCTTGACGGTAGCGTTCATAGTGTTGTAATCCATATCGTGTCCTTTCTCCCCGTCGTGCCGATAGGTCAGCCGGTCATGTAATTACAACTTGGTGTTGTAGTCTTTCAACTTGACTTGGATGATGATTTCTTCGCGGCCCATGGTAACATAGGTGATTTTGGCTTCCAGAACTCCCGGCATCGCTTGCGCTGGGATTTTGTATAAGCTGCGGAAGTGGCCGATCTCCTGCATACCGGCTTTCACCACAACGGGGATTTCATCGCTGGCCGCGCCGATCTGACTGCAAAAGTCGAAGACAGTAATTTTTCTCATGCCCGCCCCCTCACTCAATGGCAGCTTCGATGCTGCTGATGACTTCCTCCAGGTTATCTACGGCTTCGGAGAGGTTGGCGCAGGCCTCGTCTGCCTTTTCATAGCGTTCGCTCTCCTGCATATTCTCAGGGATATTGTCGCGGTACTCTTCCTCCTCAGCCTGGAGGTCTTCGAGGCTGCCTTTCAGCTCCTCCAGCTGGTCGATGATGCTTTGCAAATTTTTGCGGCGGATCTTGTTCATGGTTAGTCCTCCTCCCCATAGTCTTCTTCAAAGCGGCCCTCGGTAATGCCGCCGTAGGTGTAGCCGTTGTCAAAACTCAGATAGACCGGCGTATCTTCATCGTACTGGGCGAGGAAGTTAATCAGCTCGCCGACCGTCATCGTTCTGCGGATCTGGTCGATGCCGTAACCTTCGCGGAAAGTAGAACAAATCAGCTTTTTCATTGTCGGCACTCCTTTCTCAAAATCTGAATACCAGCCCTTTGACCTCGCGGCGGCCTGATGGATCGTGCAGTGGATCGCGGGTAACAGTTCCGACGCCCTCCAGATATGCGCCCTCGGCTACCAAGGCGTGGACACTTTCCATGAGCGCGGTTGACTGATCTGTGACGATAATCTCGTCAATATCAGCTGCGGTTAATGCAGCAACGAATTCTTTCATCACGCCGTCCTTAATCTGACTGCCCCACGGAAGCGCTCTGACCTCAAACATATCGGCTCGGTCTTCCGTGCTCTGCTCCCAGCTCCGGTATGCGTAAACCTGTCCGCGAGTGGGGTTCTTCTCCGTGTCGCGGAGTTTTTCAAAGTATTCCTTTACAGTATCTCTGTTGAGCATATCCAAAATCTCCTGCCTAATTTCATCGGTGATATTGATCTTCATCGTTGTTGCCTTTCTGCCCTCGTGACCTCCGGGGCGGGTTGGTGATTGATGGCGGTTATCTTCTGGCGTGGAGCGCGAGAATATAGCAACCGGGACTTTCCTGCATCTGTGCGTCGGTGCGCTTAGTAAACTCGGCTTCGTTCAGAAGAACGGCGGGGGCATAAATGTCAGCCTTTACGACATCGCCGGTTTTGGGGTCGTAATGCTTCACGGCGTAGACGGCGTGATCTGCGCCGCTTTTTGTCATATCCTGATAGGCGGCCCGTCGCACTTCGTCCAGCATAGCGGCGAGGCCGGAGGCATTTGTATAGTGCGGGACGAGGCGAGTGCTTCCGTCATGGAAGAAATACATGATGTTGGGATAGCTGTTCATTTTGCGTTCCTCCTTGATTTTTCTGCCTTACTCGGTTATAATCAAGGCGGCGGGAGTAAGGCTTCCCGCTCGC